ATTGAAATTGCGCTGCTCCAACTTCACAAAGCCGTTTGCCACCTCTGCCAACTGAAACGGCGTTTCTTTCGCAAACTCCTGAATCTCGCTGAATAGTAGTTTTGCTTTTGCCGTACTCCCAACCGCGTTATCCAGCACGGCAAACAGTTTTTCATACTCCCGCGTATTGCTCACAATAGAATCAATACCGAACGCAATACCAAGCCCACCTAACACCCGCGAAAGCCCTGCGACGGCTGATTTATAGTTTCCAACATTGCCCGTAAACCGACCTATTGACTGCTCAATACTGTCAATTTCAGACTTGATACCCTTCGCGTTACGGATTAGCGCCTTCCCAAACGACCCTTTGCGCTCTGCCTCGGATAATTGCGCTATCTGTGCGGATAACTTGCTATATTCATTGCGAAGTCCTATAAGGCTATCCTTTGGCGCTTTCATGGCTTCCATGTCGCGGTTGAACTGTCGCTGTTCTTTTGCGAGTTTGGAAACCTCGTCTTTGGCCCGGCCAACTTCACCCGTCAGGCGCTTGTATTCATCCGACCCGTCCTTAGTCTTGCGAAGTTCAGCAGACAGGCGGCGCACTTGCTCCCTTGCGTCGGTAAGTTGTGCGTTTAAGCCTCTGTCCTTTGCTTCGAGGACGTAGAGTATTTTTTGTTCCATGATTCTAATTTGATAAATTGCTACCCTTTAACCCTTATATTCCGTTTATAGTAAGTCAGTTTCTTTATCAAATGCCCCGCTGCTTTTCTCCCCTCTGAACATCCATTCCTTCTTTCATCAAGTTGTATTTCCAAAACTTTTATACAGCACCCAACAAAGAATTTTTTAATAACTGGTCGAAAAACTTCGGCGATGTCTTTCACTTTTTCAAAAAGGCCAACAATATCAAAATTCCATTTATCCCTATTTGAATATGGGTTTCTGAAATCAAGGAATAACTTTTGCGATTCAAAAAAATCCTTCATTATCGAAAACTCAAATTCTAACACACCAATGCCTAAGGCTGCATTTAAAATTTCCGCATTTTCATCACTGCAAACCTTTATTGGTATTCTTCCGTTTAGCGCAGCCTCCTGATCTTCCCATCTTTTGAAATCATCATCCGTTGGCGGTATGTTTGATAACCCGGGCTGATATGCGTAATACTCTGACGATGTCAGCAGTCGTTCGTTTTCGCTCATTTGTTGTTATGTTTTAAAACCGCAGGGGCAACGTCAATTCAATGCGCCACCCCGTGCGGATGTGATTGGTTATATTGCAAACGTCACAACCTCAACGGTGTCCGTTTTGTAACGCTGGTTAATCAACACTTCGACATAATCGTCAAACAGGCCCGGCGCTTTCTCCCTAATCTTTGCCATACCTTTTGCAAAGCCCTCCTGCAAAAAACCCGTGCGCTTACCATTGCGCGAAAACCTTGCACTGGCTTTTGTTGGCATCCCTTCGCGCTTGTGCTTTGCGCGTGTTGCCCATGCCGCCCGTGTCGCTTCTTTTTCGGGTAGCCCACGCTTGCGGAAAAAGTCAACCATTACGCTGATCGGATAGCGCACTTTGCCCGGTGCAACACCGTAATTCAGGTATATTGCATAATCCGGCCCGTAAATCTTCGCTTCTGCCTCATTGTCCGAACCTGTTACCTCATAGCCTATATTTTTCGCAAGACTTCCCGTAAGCCTATGCCCTTGCACGTCGGCTGCTTCAATCAGTTCAGCCGTTAGCGTACTGGCAAGTTCGGTTACTACGTCTTTGGCGGTCATAGCGTTATTGGCAGCATCCAGCCGCGTTAAATTCCAGGTCTTGAATGTCGGTGCGTAGTTGCGCCGTAACACACGATTCAACAGGCAAGCGGATAACCGCGCCCGTTCCATGAAGTCCGGCGGCGTTGTGGCTTACCCTGATGAATGAAATATCTTTGTTTAGGTTGGAAATTGCCGCGCCTATTGGCTTTTGTATCGCGTCGGCTGCCATGCCCTTAACCGCATCGTTTCGGCTTATAAGAATGGATTTATCCGCATCCTGCCACAAATCAACCTCGGTTAACTTTTGCAGGATAAAGTTTAAAATGGCCTCGGTATCGCGTTCGATTTCGCGCACTGATCGCCCTTTGCAGCCAGAGCAGTCGCCGCCGCAAGTATTTGCCTCGTAACGGTCTATTACATCAATCTGAATTTCTACGATCTTGCTGCCCGATGCAAGGCTACTGCGTTCTGTTATGGATGTTTCGGTAACAAACACCGCCGGAAATTCGCGGTAATCTGTTGCGAGCATAGGCCCGTTTGCCCCTGCGCGCTCAAATGCCGTTGAATAGAAATAAGGCTTGCGGCCCTTCACTTCATCCGGCACGGCCCCAAAGTTTGCGGCTTTGGCTTCATCAACTGGATTTATTGCAACAAGCCGAAACGCCTTTGGTGTTTGGCATGAACTACCACCGTGCGGATAGCGCCGGATGGTATTGATAATGTAGGCTGCGTATAGTTCTAAGGTCATGCCATTGCGTTCTTTAAACTGTAATACTCAATTAGGTTTCCGATGGGTGTAAGGTAAACACTGTGAAGCGGTGAATATCCGGGTAGCGTAAACGCTCCTGTGCTTACCGCGTCCGGCACTATCCACCAGGGGCCGATTCTTTGCGCGATTTGGCGCGAATGATCTGCCGCCTTTGCCTTCGCGTCTGCTTTGGCGCTCGCATCGAGCGAACTTCCAAGATAATCGTAAGCAGGTGGTGGATTAAAGAACCAAGCGTTTCTTGTATTCGCTTGTAGCCTGTCTTCGTTTCGCTTAAAAAAAAAGCAACATCAAGGGCGACGGTTGCCGTGGCTTTCATCATTAAGGCCGCGCGTTCATTGATAAAGTCGTGCCGTTGCATGGCATCGAGTGGTAGCGTTTCGCCCGGCTTTCGGAGCAGCACAGCCAAAAGTGTAGCGTATTTGGTCGCTATGGCGTTTGTTGCTGCAACAAGGCTTTCGGCTGTCGCTGATTCGGTATAAATCGCTTGCTGCGCTGTGTATATTTGTTCTGCAACTATTTGCGCCTCACTTACACAAAGATGCTCAAGCACTGTTACAGGCGCTTCATCCGGTCTTAATCCTGTTGGGATTACAAATATTTCACCGTCAATGGTTATGTGTCTTTGCGTATCGTCTGCATTGTACACCTTCGGCACATATCCGCCTATGACGTTTGCCATGTGCATCCACATTTTGCCAACTACGTCGGCGCTATACTGTTGGATTTCCGTTTCTGGAATATTGAGCAGCCACGCAAACACGCGACACCAAACAACAAAATCAGATTCACCACGCGCCGCACCCATTTCACGCTCAACAGTAAGCCCGACAAAATCGGCCACCGTCATTTCAGCGAGTGAAGACGGGAGCGCAAATTGTCGGGCTATGTTGCCGTGTTGGTCTTTGACGGTAATGTCAATCATTCGGCTGTGTTGTTTTCTGGCTCTGTTTCTGGTTCGTTTTCACCCTCCGCAGCAAGTTTTTTTTTGGTTGGCGGGTTCCATTCTGCCCCCCTGTTTCTGCCTCGCTTTTTAGGCTCTGCTGGCTCAACAAACACGGCTGTAACATCTTCGCCGTTTGTTTCATCTTCATTGCGCAAATCGCTGTATGGCAATTCCTTGGCGTTAGATTTCCGAATTTCAGCCATTTTCTGCTCGAAAGTCAGACCCGTAAACGGTTCATCGCCCCTTGCATCGAAATTGATAGAGCGTTTCAGGGCGTTTAGCCCGTTAACTTTGTTTGGGTGAATGTTTGCGTAAACACTGGCTACTGTTGTGGTGATCCCATGCGTAGGCCCGTACATCGAGCGCAGCGCCTTGTATAGTTCGCCGCACTGCTCGACTACGGACTGCATTTGAACTTGCTTTTGATTCATATTTCTTGATTCTGATTTATTAGTAAGCGCCACCGAATGAACGGCGAACGCCTGTTTTTGCTGGTTGCAATGAAAATACCGCCCTCATACTTAGCGCATCTGCAATGTTTGGACTTCGACCAAGTATTTTTTTGATGTCATCCTTTTTCATAATCGCAAGCGGTTTATCCTCCGAATCGCTGGCTTTTCTGATTGATAGCAGTTCTTCCTCTATCATACCCTGCTCAATGGAAGACTTTATCCTAATCGCTATTTTGCCATCCCGAAACTGACCTGAAAGCCAAAAAAAGCATTGCGCCCTCAAATTCAAATACCCCGACTTTCGCTGCAACTTCTTTTGTATTTCGGTTTTAGGCTCATCCTCTTTTATTGCGGCTGCTGACCCGTGAAAAGGAATAGATGAAGCCAAAAAACCTGAAAGGAACCCGCCTATTCCTGTCGCATCAAAGCAGATATTTGACCCTACAATCCTGTTTTCACGCGCTACTGAAATGATCTTTTCAAGCAGTTGCCTCCCGTTCAATTTCTTAATCATGATTATTTTTTCAACTATCATATCATCCCAAATAATCATGCACATATCATCTTCGCCTTCGAGCGACGGGTCAACCGTCATATACCTTTTGCCGCCTTTTACAAACTCGTTCCTAAAGGCGTCGTAAATTACGTTTGGCGTGAAAAGTGAAAGTTCGCTGTTCGGGTCGCCCCATTTACCAAGCCCGTATATTTCGTACTCCTCCGGAGCGGCTGTCCTAAGCGCCTCGTAAACCTCTTTTTCCCCATCCGGCAAATAGTTGTTGTCTATGTATGTTGTTTTCAGGCGGTGTGTAGTCCAGTGCGTTTCTGCGAATAACTTTTTGTAAACCCAACTATGCTTTGTAATCGGGTTAAAAGTCAGGTGCATTTGGTTTACAACGCCGGGGTATCTAATACGCCTGTTCAATTCCGTAAAATCCGAAAAGTGTATCAGGCCCTTTTTACCGACTGGCTCCTCAATCCAAATATCTGTCGGCCCCTGAATGGACATCAACTTTTCAACGTCATCAAGCCCGGCTGATAGTAGTTCGTTGTCGTTTATCTTGCAACGAATGTCCATATCCTGCTCCTTCACCGTGAAATACTCTGACAGCCTGTAATCTCGAATCAGGTCTTTGAATAACTTAAACTGGCTGTCCCTGATTTGCTCCCTGAATTTCCGGCAAAATATAACCCTACAATACGGCTGTGTCAGGCACTTTATTAGCAGTTCTGTCCCCTTGAAATACGACTTCCCAGAGCCAGAACCACCGTACAAAATCAAAATCCTGTCTTGTGGCGGCTTGTATGCCCCGTTTTCATCCGCGTATTCTTTCAGGTAAGCGTCGTTGACAACAAAACACAAAAGCCCGTGCGCTCTTAACTTAAATAGCGCCTCGGTATGCTTTGCGTACTTCGACGCTGGTAGCATCACACATCGCAACTGCTTTTTACTACTCATTATCGCCTACATTCAGGCCCGGCAATAGTTTGTCAAGTAGTTTCCTTTCATCACTGTTAAGCCCTGTTGAAACAACTTTGATAGGGCCACCATCTTCGCCTGTCACGCTTATGTTTTGGTTTGGCTTCCCGTATGCGTATTCAAATAGCAATTTAGCCGCCGCCGTGTCGCCCTTCTTTGATCGCTCTATCAACTTGTCAATGATTGAGCGCATTTCAGAAGCCTCAATAGCACCGCCTTCGCTTCCAAGTACATCGCCTAATAACTCTTTAAGAGGCGGCAAACTCTTGCTTCTGCCACCCTGACCCGGATATTTATGCCCCGTCAATAGCCTTCCACCATTGCGCCCCGGCCTGTCTGCTTTCTTTAAATCATTTTCGCCCATTTCACGGTGTTTTTACGGTATTCTAAATAAAAAACGGCGGCAAACAATCGTCAGCCGCCGCATTAACAATCTCAAACTTTTGTGTACTTCATTTCTTGCAAAACAAAAGTACACTGTTTTTTTATTGTGTTCAATAAGTTTTTACACTTTTTATGTACTTACTTCAAAAACACGTCATTTTAACGGCAAAAACCGCGCCTTGTTTCGATTAGTGCATACTTAGTATGAATATTTTTTGTGTACTTATGGCCGTATGTAGCCCGGCTTCACTGGATAGCGGTTGCCTGTTGCGCTGATACCGGATAACTTTACCCTGCGCTATGCCATGTCTTAAACCTTATACTTACGCTGAAATGAACTACATCGCCCGTACGCTTATCATTGTACTTGTTGCGCTGCTTGCGCCTTGCTTGTCTTACTCACAATCATGCAAACAGTGTGTGATTGACTATGCGCTGAAAGAAGCAAACGGGCTGCTGCCTGATAGCAGTGCTGAACGCTTACAGGCTTACATGGACTTTGCTATGTCGTTTGATTCAAGCCTTGCGTGTATGCGGTATTTCAGCAAGTCTAAGGGCATCATGTCGAAGGACACAATTATCGAGTGTGGAAAGCAGATAAGGGCAAACCGTGTGCTGCTTGAAAGGATGTACAGTTACCGAATGCTGACACCTAACGAGTATTTTAGAGCGCGCGCCGGGTTTGATATGTTTGATAACCTATTTGCGGCCCTTGTTACTGCCAGCACGATAAAACCCGAACGCGCAAGGATTGAATCTATATCATACTACACCGACGGCCTAAACCTTGCTGTTGGCGTTAATGGTATGAGTGGCGCTCTTGAAAGTGCGGATAGGAGCGAGTTTTACGATATGGCTATGGGTATAATCAAGACGGGTGAACTAAAATGCAAATGCCCGTTATTTGAAGCCGAAAAGAAGGCGGCTGTGACGCAGGTGCTTAGGGCGTTTTTGAGGTGACTAAGTAGGGTTATCAAACAACTTCATGCTTTTGTGGTAGCCATATAAATAAGCCTTTGCACACGCTTCTGCTGGATTTTCTGGATGATAGCCAAGCATTGCGTTTGTTCCTTTTTCAAAAACACCCCAATAATCGCCATTTATTTTGGACAGATAAACACCTTTCATATTCATCAAAATGTCATCTGCTGTTGGGGCGAAAGTTGTTTTGTCTTCTTCTTTCAGCCATCTGGTTAGTGATGTTCCGCTTCCAAGATTGTAGCAATCAAAGTACATTATACCTTTCATGTCTGTCTTTAAACCGATAAAGGTTCCATTGCCTAATTCGTTATACCACACCTGCCAACATCCAAATTCAGGTTGTGGATAGCCAGCCTCTTTTAGTTTTTTGGCGGTTTCAAAAGAGCAAATGTTCATGCTTTAGTCTTTGATTGAGGTAACAGATAACGTTTCAGGCCATACCATGTGGCTGTCATGCACTACATACTTGTTCATTATTTTACTCGCAATAACGTAAGCGTTCGGGAACTCCCATGTACGATCAAGATCAACGA